TTGCCTTGGCTGTTATATGAGTACTCCGAAGAAAAACTAAAGGACACTCGAAGAAAAGTATAATTTTATGTCGAGAAGAAAAAAGACTCTTGCGGGAGCGAATTTAGATTTACAAGAGATCGAACCACTTACAAAAAATCAAGTAACTGCGTTCGAAAGTACTAAAAACTTAATGCTACACGGAGTAGCAGGAACAGGAAAAACTTTTATATCGTCATACTTAGCATTTGACGATATGACAAAAGGAATATACGAACGGCTCGTAATTATAAGAAGCGCAGTACCTACTCGCGATATAGGTTTCTTGCCTGGAAATGAAAAAGAAAAAGCATCAGTATATGAAGAGCCATACAAAGATATTTGTATAGAACTTTTTCAGAGAGGAGATGCTTATGAAATTCTCAAAACAAAAGGATTAGTACATTTTATGACTACTTCTTTTATTCGTGGAGTTACTCTGCGAAATGCAGTAATACTCATTGATGAGTGTCAAAATATGAGTTTTCATGAGCTAGACTCAATTATTACGAGAATAGGACAAGAGTGTAGAGTTATCTTTTGTGGAGACTTTCGTCAAACAGATTTGGCAAAAAACGGCTTAAAAGACTTTGTACGAATTTTAAAAGCAATGAACGAGTTTGATTTTATTGACTTCGATATAAAAGATATTGTACGAAGTGAATTCGTCAAGCAATACATAACCGCAAAAACAGATTTAGGCTTATGAAAGCAGTAATTAGCAATAGAATTTATTTGGAAGTAACTCGGGAGTATAGGGAGCATCTCAGTAAAGAGCTGACTTATAAAATACCTCCGCAGAATCCAAATGACCCACCTATTGTTATAAAAAATATGGCACGGGTTCGAGAGAATCTTGTTACCATACCAATCGGAAGAACGGATTTAATACCAAATGACTATGAAATTGTTGACAAAAGGATTAATGTGCCTGTTGATTTTCCTGATTTTAGGTTTGTACTCCGAGAATCTCAACAAGCAGTCTATGACGAACTCGATGATAACTGTATCATCAACGCGTGGGTAAGTTGGGGCAAGACTTTTACGGGGTTGGCGATAGCCGGAAAACTCGGACAAAAAACACTTGTAGTTGTACACACTGTACCACTACGAAACCAGTGGGCAAAAGAAGTAGAGAAAGTCTATGGATTTACGCCCGGAATTATAGGAAGCGGTAAATTTGATCTTGACGCTCCTATTGTAATTGGCAACACTCAGAGTTTATACCGTAATATTCCGAAGATTCGTAAAGAATTTGGAACAATTATACTAGATGAAATGCACCATGTAAGCAGTCCAACTTTTTCCAAAGTTATCGACACAAATTACTGTCGATATAAGATTGGACTATCGGGAACAATAGAAAGAAAAGACGGCAAACATGTAGTCTTTCGGGATTACTTTGGCAGCAAAGTTTTCAAACCCCCGAAAGAAAACTTCATGACCCCTGAAATACATATTATAAAATCAGAAATACGATTCATGGATGGAGCTAGAATTCCTTGGGCGAATCGTGTAACAAATCTTGCAAACAATGAAGAATACCGACATACCGTTGCGCTTCTTGCAGCAACATATGCGGCACGAGGCCATAAAGTACTTGTGGTGTCAGATCGTGTGCACTTTTTGCGAAACTGCGCAGAACTGGTTGGAGAAAATGCAATTTGTGTTACAGGTGAAGTTCCTCATGAACAAAGAGAAACTCTTCTTAATGAGATAAATTATGGAAATAAAAACGTTCTTTTCGGCACTCAAGCGATATTTAGCGAAGGTATCTCAGTTAACTCGTTATCCGTCCTTATACTCGGTACACCTATCAATAACGAGCCACTCCTCACCCAGCTTATCGGAAGAGTCATCCGAGAGCAAGAAGGAAAACAAACCCCTGTGATTGTAGACATACATTTAAAAGGAAATACTGCAAGAACGCAAGCTTCCAACAGAATGGGGTACTACATGAAACAAGGCTGGAAAATTCAACAAATAGGATAGAAAAAAAGTTCTTGACATCAAACTTATTTTTTAGTATAATATATGCTTCTATACGACTGGAAAAAGATATTCACGGTTACAAATGGCGATCCATCAAGTATTTTTATAATATTTGAGATGTTAGTCAAGAATAGTATACCTCAAAATAAGTACGATCCTATCTATAAGTTTTATGGATTAAACTTTACAGGAGAGTGCTTCTTGGTACATCCTGATGTTCTTTTATACAATGCGTTTAGATATTCTCGTCGAGATATTGCAATATACTTAGCTTTTGCGAGTATGCGGTCTCTTGGTGAATATTTCGCTTCTGGCGATATTACATTAGATTTATTGGAAATGCCAATAGATCCCTTTCAACATTTAGAAAACGATAGGCTACTTTATATGGAAGATGACAAGTTGCATTTTTTGTACGAAGAAGTCCCACAGGAGAAAATAGAATGGCATTAAGCTTTAACAAATCAAAGGGCGCTGCTCAAAAATCAAACATTACTACTTACAGCTATCAGGATGGGGATAACTCTGTACGCCTGGTAGGAGATATTCTTGCTAGGTATGTATATTGGGTTACTGGTGAAAATGACAAGAACATTCCTCTGGAGTGCTTGTCTTTTGATCGTAATGAGGAGCGGTTCAATAATAAAGAAAAAGATTGGGTTCGTGAATACTACCCTGATCTCAAGTGTGGCTGGAGCTATGTAATGCAGTGCATTCACAATGGCGAAGTCAAGATCATCAATTTAAAGAAGAAGCTGTGGGAGCAAATTCTCACTGCTGCTGAAGATTTAGGTGATCCTACTGATGCAGAAACTGGCTGGGATGTTAAGTTCAAGCGAGTTAAGACTGGCCCACTGCCCTACAATGTAGAGTATCAACTTCAAGTGCTGAAGTGCAAGCCTCGTGCTCTCGATGATGACGAGCTGGAGCTTGTAGCAAGTCTGAAGTCTATGGATGATGTTATGCCTCGTCCCACTCCTGACGCTCAGAAAGAGTTACTCGATCGAGTACGTCAGGCTGACACAAATGAAATTGACGAAGAAGCACTTGATGCGGAGTTTGCTATTTCATGATTCTATTTACGGCAGACTGGCATATAAAGCTAGGTCAAAAAAATGTACCGCGCGAGTGGGCATTAAATCGCTACAAGTTATTTTTCGAGCAAATATATAGTCTCGAACATGAGTGCAATATGCATATTATTGGTGGTGATCTTTTTGACCGTCTGCCGAACATGGAAGAGTTGGAACTTTACTTCTCGTTTATTCGGGAAGTAAAGATTCCTACTTTAATCTATGACGGTAATCACGAAGCAACTAAAAAGAATAAAACTTTCTTTACTCAACTAAAGCAAGTAAGTAGGGATATAAACCCTTTAATTCAAATAGTGGATATTTCTTACCATGATCCCGATTTTGGTTTTGGCGTTCTTCCTTACGCCGATCTACACAGAAAAGGAAGCATTGAAAAATTTGTACAAACAGAACCACTGTTTACTCATGTACGAGGAGAAATACCTCCGCACGTCAAGCCAGAGGTGGACTTAGACAGATTTGAGGATTTCCCTGTAGTATTTGCGGGTGACTTACACGCCCATAATAATACTCAACGTAATATTGTATACCCAGGTTCTCCAATGACTACTTCTTTTCATAGAACGGAGGTAAAAACAGGCTATATTTTAATAAATCCAAAAACTTGGTCTTGGATGTGGGAGCCTTTTAATCTTCCGCAGCTTATTCGTAAAACAGTAACTTCACCAGATGAAATGGTATCTACGGACTTTCATCATACAATTTACGAATTGGAAGGTGATATACAAGATTTAGCAAATGTAAAAAATAGTGATTTACTAGATAAAAAAGTTGTGAAACGTAGTAGTGAAACAGCTTTGGTAATCAATAAAGACATGAGCATCCAAGAAGAGTTAGTAGAGTACCTAGCATACATCTTGGAATTAGAAGATGATAAAATTCAAAATATAGTAGGCACTTTTAATGATTACGCTCAAAAAACTACAATGGGATAACTGCTTCAGTTACGGGTCAAATAATAGCCTGGACTTAGAAGAAAATATAGTAACTCAAATAATTGGAACAAATGGTATGGGCAAGTCGTCTATACCGTTAATTATTGAAGAAGCTCTTTTTAACAAAAACTCAAAGGGCATCAAAAAAGCAGATATACCAAATCGTTATATAAATAATGGCTACACCATTCATCTTGAGTTTACAAAAGATGAAGATTCGTATGTGGTTTCAATAGATAGAAAAACAAATATTAAAGTAGCATTTTTAAAGAATGGCGAGGATATTTCAAGCCATACAGCTACAAATACATTTAAAACAATACAAGAAGTAATTGGTATAGATTTTAAAACTTTCTCGCAGCTTGTATACCAAAATACAAATGCGAGCCTACAGTTTCTTACTGCAACAGATACAACAAGAAAGAAGTTTCTTATTGACCTTTTACATCTGGAAGAATATGTAGAGCTGTTTGAAGTATTTAAAAATGCTTCTAAAAATCTATCATTGGAAATTTCCGCAGTTAAATCAAAAATAGCAACTGTGGAAAAATGGTTGTCCGATAATAAATT